CAGATGGTCTTGGATCAGTATATTGGACCGGTTCAACAGAGTCCGATAATAGGTACGCGCGCGACTCTATGGCCGCCTCAGGTGTTCCTTCTCAAAGACTCCACTTCATTGATCCCGAACGAGGTCGCGTCACTGCTTGTTATCAAGTTTGGTTAGACTAATGAATCGCAAAGAGATCTTAAACGAAGCAACACGTTTAATTTATAACGATAGGCAAGCAGATTATGGAACTCCACAAGAAAACCATGATCGAATTGCAAAGCTTTGGAGTGTAGTTTTAGGCATTACCGTAGAACCTTGGCAAGTTGCATTATGCATGAATCAAGTAAAAGTTGCTCGATTAGTTCAATCACCTGAGAAATTAGATGGTTGGGTAGATGGTGCAGCTTATATGGCTATTGGTGGAGAACTGGCTACGGAGGAATAATGACAACACTTATTGCATATCAACATGATGACTATTGCATCATTGCTGCAGATACGCAAACTACTGGTTATGACATGAGAGCTGATTGTTCTCCTATGGGAAAAATTGCAGAAAATGGCAAATACTTAGTTTCAGCTGCGGGTTTAGTACGAGGCATGAATCTGATTCAACATGCTTTTAATCCACCAGCACCTCCAAGATCTAAAAATCTAGATAAGTTTATGGTGACTCAATTTGTGCCAAACCTACGCAAAACTTTTGGAATGTCAGGTTACGACATCAAATCTGAAGGCTTTCCATCATCATTTGAGAATGATTTTATAGTTGCCGTCAATGGAACTATCTATTTTATAGATGAAGTGTATGGATTAGAAAAGACAAAAGACAAAGTTTACACAACAGGAACAGGCGCCAAACTTGCTCTTGGAGCTGCTCACGCGCTAGGAATTGATGAAGCAGATGAATATGAAGATGCAATTGAGATCTTAGAACAAGCGGTCAAAACAGCAATTAGATTCGATATCAATAGTGGTGGTCAAGTACAAATAGCCTTACAAACAAAAGCTGGAAAGAATCACATTGCATTCTTAGATTAAAAGAGCAAAAAAGAAGCCCCTGCCTTTCGGCAGGGGCTCTTTTCTTTTTGTCTTAGCGAACCATTTCCAAGACTCGATCTGACAAAGATGTTCCTTGATTCATCATAAATCGCTCACCAGCCGCAAAGTCATTAGCTGAACGAGTTGTACGAGTCCATTGTTCGTACTCTGTGAAAGCATTAACAATTCCCCATGCTGTTCCCTTGATGTTCTCCTGAGTTGGTCCGTTCCAGATACCTAGAAGAGTTTGTTGACGCTCACGAACATTGTTCTGTTGACGCTCAGTCATGTTGTTCTCATCTAGAGGAAGGACATCTTTGACGATTGACCAGAAGTCAGAGTTGGCAACTTTCTTCTCGAATAGAGCAGATGAAAGAAGGTTAAACTCTTCATTTGACTTAAGGACAACACCTAGAGTCTCACGAACATCTTCGATCTTGACATTCATACGAGCTGAATGGCGGAAAGAGATAGAAGAAGCATTAGTCCAACGTGTCATTCCGTTCTTGCAGATCAAACGGAGGTACTTGATCTCAAAGCGAAGTGAATCCGTTCCATCGTGAGTATTTGATGCAACTAGAAATGCTTCGACTGGATCAACATTCTTGAGAGTAAGATCAAGAGTATCTGGAAGCTTTGCAGCCATGAAGATCTTCTTGCCACCGCGTAATTCACCAGCTGACTGGTAAATCGCACCGGCTTCGTACATAACAGAATCCACAATGTTAACGATGTCGTTGTTCTGGACAATTGTGTATGTAGGAGAAGTGATACCTAGAACAGAAGCTGATCCGTCTTTATTGACACGAGTTGTAGCAACTTTGTCTTCAAGTTGAACGATTGTCACACCGTCATTGTTAATTGCTGTAGTTGAAAGTGGAGTGTGTTGAACTTCCCAATCAAGATTTGCATTCTCAAGAACTTGAGCTGCAGAGATTTGCTCGTCACTTGAATTTACCCATGTTGCTGTGCTGATCCATGGAGCCTTGCGACGTGCTGCGTTCTGGATTTGTACTGACATTTTTTGCCTCCTGGCGATTTATTCTGATGGACTCATCAGCAGTGTCATTTAACACTGGACACTCCTTGCGGAGTGTTTCGTCCTTAGCGATATCCTGCTTCGTGTAAAGCTTTGAAAATATTATTTACACGCTCAACGTTAATTTTTTGGTGTTCAGTTTCTTGCATGTAGTTTTTCATTTCAAACTCTTGCAATACACAATCAAGTTGTGCGATTTGCTTTGCATCGAATGTAACTGTGATTGTAGTTCCGATTGCTATTCCCATTTTTTACTCCTGGCGGTTTATGGCAACCGGTTGGTTGCTCATAGGTACATTCAATACTGTCCACCGGTATTTGTACACTCTATTGAATAAGATCTTATGGGAACCTTTTGGAACCTTTTGGAACCTTTTAGAGTCCGTTTAGTCCAGATCGAGCGGCCAGGTTTGTCCCAGGACGACGGATATATTGATCCGAGTATATTTATACTCACCACAAATGGACCCGCGTCCTGGCGGATCCTGGCGGTTCTGGCTAACTTATGTGCCACCGGCCAGAACAGATGTTCTAGTAAATAAGATCTTTTAGAAACATTTCCGCAAATGGTGGATATATGTCCACATTCAGTGTATATTGGTCCTATGAGCAACCGCTCATACTAACCGCCAGGAGAAAAAAATGCGTACAAATACAAAAACTGCAGTAACTGAAGTTGCATTAGTAGATCTAGATAGAACTTACCGTGGAAATACTGGTTGTGCTTGTGGATGTGGTGGAGAATACTACGACATCAATGATGCGCAAAATGAAGCTGAAGTAAATCGTAGAATTAAATATGTTCTACGTGGAATTCGTGAAGGTAAAGCAGAATTTTTTGGTAACGGAGTTGAAGTTGCTAATCCTTCATATACAAAAGTTACACGTTTATATTTCAAAGATGGAATTGACTACGATATAAATCGTGATGGAACTTTTGAACGCACTGAAGAAGGTCCACGTGTTATGGACAAGTTGTCACAAGCTCAGATCGCTTGGACAAATAGTACTGGACTTCCAACAGATCACATGATTGCAAAAATTGTTTACAACTATGCAGAGGGATCTTCTTCGCTTGAAGAATATTCTGAGTTTTATTCACAATGGACTCCATATCAAAAAGACATGGCAGATAAATTGGTACTTTCAATTGCTGCTTCAGTAGAACGGAACATGAACTAATGACTCACTTGACTAAAGAATGGGCAACTCAGTTTGCTGCAAAACTTCGTTCAGATTATCCTGAACTATCTAGCGTCAATGAAATTATTGATCGCGCAAAAGCTGATGGACGTTTCGAATCAGAAATTGAAATGCTTGCAGTATGGGGCAGACTGATGAGAGGATCTGAATCATGAAAGTTTGCCAAATGTGTGGTTGGGAAACCAACAATATGCAAAATCGTTGGTATCAATATGACAACGGTCAGCGTTTCATTGCGAGTATATGCACAAATTGTGCTGAATTGCATAAAAAACTTTCGACTCAAAAAGTCCGCAGTGTATAATGGTCCAGTACCACTAACCGCCAGGAGGAAAAATGGAAGTTCAATTTAATGATGGTGGACGAGCTGCAGCAGGTTATAAAGGATCTGCTTCAGACTGTGTCGTCCGTGCCATCTGCATTGTTACAGATCGGCCGTATCAAGAAATCTATGACTATGTAAATAAGTATGTAGGTTTTGAACGTAAGTCAAAAAAGCGCACAAAGTCATCTAGTCGTACTGGTATCAGAAACAATACGACTAAAAAGATCATGAAAGATCTTGGCTTTGAATGGACACCAACTATGACTATTGGTTCAGGTTGCAAAGTCCATCTCAAAGCAGATGAGTTACCTAACGGACGAATCATCGCCAATGTCTCAAAACATGTTGTGGCGGTAATTGACGGTGTCATATATGACACTCATGATCCGTCAAGAAATGAAACTAGATGTGTCTATGGATATTGGAGATTGCCATGACCGTAAAAACAGGAAGATTAAAGTGTGCCGCATGTGGATCTGATGTCATGCTTTCTAGTAGAGCATACAGTGGAATGCCACGATGGGTTTGTGTTGTTCCAATATGCATAAACTCTGAGATTGCTTGGGATTTGGATGAATCCAATGACTTGTAATCTATGTTATGGAAAAGGATATATCTATCACTCTCATCAGGAAGAATACGATGTCGAAGTCTGTTCTTGTCAACAAACTAAGGAGACTAGTAATGAAACTAACTAAACGTGGCAAACGAGTTAGAGCAATATTCATCTTAATTGGTTTGTGGGCAATTTGGCAAGTGTCCATGAATCTATGGTGGACGGATGGTGGTTATTGCTGGGGAACTATGGTTGAATGTATGTTGGACGATTAACCGGAGAACCGCCAGGTAAACCGGTTAATCGCTAGCGGATTGTATAGCATAAAATAGATTTATGTTATGTCCGCTGATAAAACACTGCGCGGCAATGGTCGCATGGTCACTACGGACAGTTTAGGATATGCATATGACAAATGAAAGTAGAAAGTCCCTAACAACAGGGCAAGCCGCAAAGCTCATTGGACGCAACTCACGAACAGTACGACGTTGGGTTGATCTTGGAAAAGTTGAAGGTTACAAAACACCTTCGAACTTACGTTACGTTTATCAAGATGCATTAGATGCATTGATGAATGGAACCAAAAGCTAACTAACACAACGACTAGGAGGCAACTATGTTTGTGTTTATTTATGCTGTATCTGTCCGCCGTCAGAGGAACGATGTCTGAAGGTCATGGCAATCGCTGTAGCCTTTTTATTAGTGTCACCAAATGCTAATGCGGTGGACTATAAAACAGCAGCAGCAAGAGTTCCTAAAGATCAGGTTGCTTACGCAAAATGTGTAAGCCATCATGAATCTAGAGGTAACTACAAAGCAGTAGGAGATCAGTCTTCCGCAAGAGGACGATGGCAATTCTTAGATAAGCAATGGAGACATGGTTTATCTTTTATGGTTGCAAACAGATTAGTAGATTATGGAATGCCGAAGTCTAAGACTAAGAAGCTGGTGAAACACCTGCAATCAAAGTCCATAGATCAATGGGAACCTATCTACCAAGATGTAGGATTTGTAGCAGCGTTGAATGCAAAATACCATTGGTCCGGTTGGACACATTGGGCAGTCAACTCTAAATGCAATGAACTAGTACCAAAACAACTAACACGAAAGGCATAAAATGTCAGAAACCGCCAGGGAATGGTTTGAACCAAAGCAATTATCTTTATTGGCAGATCCGATTGATGAACAGTTCAACAAGTTTCATCATGAAAATCCACACATCTATCGTCAATTAGTTGATCTTGCTTATCAATGGAAATCAGCAGGCCACGATATTTGCTCCATTGATTTGCTAATCAACAAACTGCGATGGGAAATTGGTATTAGATCTTCGGGGGACCAATTTGCTATCTCGAATAATTATGCAAGTCGATACTCAAGACTAATTGAGGCAAACGAAAAAGGACTTGCCAACTTCTTTACCAAGAGAACTTTGAAGAGCTCATGGGACTAGAACGCATTGAAACAAAGCGTGGTCACAAGTATGTTCTTGATGGCCAACCCGTCAAAGGTGTTACCACTCTCATTGGATCTGGTATGCCTAAACCTGCACTTCCATATTGGAGTGCAAAACTAGTTGCAGAATACGTCTACGACAACTTTGGAAATCTTCCTAATCTAATTAACCGTGAACGTGAAGAAGCTGTCAAGTTCCTAAAAATGATTCCTTGGAATCAAAGAGACAAAGCTGGAGCACGAGGCACGGAGATCCATGCAATTGCTGAAACTATAATTCATGGTGGAGAAGCAGAAGTTGCTGGAGAGTTTGCTGAATATGTCAATGGCTATGTAGAATGGCTAGATCAATGGGAAGTAATTCCTGTATTAACCGAGAAAGTTGTAGCAAACAGAGTTCACGGTTATGCCGGTACTTTTGATGCAATTCTTAGGTTTGGCAATGGTCCATTAGCTGGTAAGACTTATCTTTGTGATTGGAAAACTAGCACTGGAGTATACGGTGAAATGGCAATGCAAATTGCAGCATACGCAAATGCAGATTTCTATCTTGATGAAGAAGGCAATGAACAATCTTTGCCTGTTTTAGATGGTTTAGGCATTGTTCATGTATCGGTCAACGGTACAACTTTCCATGAGGTTACAGATGCAGATCTAGCATGGGATTCTTTTCTAACTGTTATTGATTTGGCAAACAGATTAGAACACATTGAAAGTTTATTGACACAAATAGGGGGATTAAATGGACAAGCGTCTTGAAAATTATGTAGATGTACCTCACAGAATCAAATTGTTTTATGAGAAGTATCCA